CGCGCCGAGGAGCAGGCTCGAGGGACGCGATCAGCCCGCGCCACGGCGGCGCGTGCCTTCGGCGGATCGCGCGCCGCGATCGAGGAGGGCATCGCCGCCGGCGAGGCCGCCCGCGAGCGCAACCGCTATGTGGCCGAGCAGCGCGCGCGTGGCTTCCGCGAGGCTGCGGCGCTGCGAGAGGCCGACGTCGGCCGCGAGCAGGCGGTGCGCCTCTCCAACCAGAACGCGGCGCAGAATGTGATAGAACTCGCCCAGCGCGGCGAGATCACGAACCAGCAGCGCGACCTTGAGCTCGCTCGGCTTGGGCTTACGGGAGAGACGACGAACGTCCAGGCCAACCTCGAGGCCGCGCGCGCGAACCAGCAGGCGCAGCAGGACGCGCAGCGGCTTGGGCTCACGGCCGAGACGACGAACGTCCAGGCGGCGCTTGAGGCCGAGCGCGCGAACCAGCAAACCGTTCAAGACTACATGCGCATGGGCCTCACGGCAGAGGAGGCGAACCAGCGCGCCATGATGGACGCCGCTGGTCGCAACCAGCAGGCGGAGCTTGAGGCGCAGCGCCTAGGCTCAACCGCGCAGCAGTTCAATGTTGAGCAGCAGATGCGTGCGCGCCTCTCCAACCAGCAGGCGGTGCAGGACTACATGCGCATGGGCTTGTCGGCCGAGGAGGCAAACCAGCGGGCCATGCTCGACGCGCAGCGGATGGGGTCGACGGCGCAGCAGTTCAATGTGCAGACTGGCATGGAGGCCGCGCGCGCGAACCAAGCCACCGGCTTGCAGGGCGCAGAGTTCCGGCTTCGCGCTGGGGGCGACCTGGCGGGATACGGCCAGACGGCGCTTGCGAACCGGTACGAGTCGGGGCGGGCGATGATGGGCCTCGGAACGCAGCAGCAGAATCTCTACCAGCAGTTCCTTAACGCGCAGCGCGAAGAGGACCTCCGCCGGCAGGAGTTCCCGCTGCGGCAGCTTGCGATCCGGCAGGGCGCGGTGTCGGCGTCGCCGTACAACGTGACCCAGACCGGGACCGTGACGGGTCGCCAGTCGCCATTTGATATTGGTATGCGATTTGCTTCTATGATCCCGATGGGCGGAGCGCCCACCCCAGGCTCCGACGAGCGCATGAAGCGCAACATCGGCGGCATCAAGAACCCGCTCGACAAGGTGCGCCGCCTCAAGGGCATCGAGTTTGAGTGGGAGAACGGATACGGCGAGAACGAGGGCGAGGATAAGGGCGGCGAGGAGGACATGGGCATGTCGGCCCAGTCCGTCGAGCGCGCCATGCCCGAGGCCGTCTCGCGGCGCGAGTCGGACAACATGCGCCAGTATGATCTGCCGCAGGTGGTCGGACTGCTCACCGAGGCCGTGAAAGAATTGGACAAGAAGGTCGGCGGCAAGCGCCGCAGGAGGGCGTGAGGTGGACTTTTTCAAGAAGCTGACGGACCGCGCGGCGCAGCGCAGGATTGACGCCGACGAGGAGATGCTCAAGCGCTACGGCACGCGGTACGCAGAGGGCACCGGCGTAGAGCGCGGAATCATGCGCCTTGCCGCGCAAAGCGAAGACGCTGAAGAGATGGACCTGACGCCGACCTTTAGGGCCAAGGTTGGCGAGCCCACCGGCGCCGACCCGCTCGAGATGTACCGCAAGATGTACCGCACCTACGGCGGCCGCAAGACGCGCGGCCTGCTCTTTGATTGAGGACCACGAACATGGCAGAGAAAACAAAAAAGCCCGGATTTTTTAGCCGCTACATCGGCGGGCTGCTTGGCGAGGACGCTGAGTCCATGACCGAAGACGATCGCCGCCGGGCGACCTTGAGCTTGCTGGGCGCGATTGGCCGCAACTATTTGTCACCCGGCTCGGGCGACGAGTCGCTTGCCGCCATGCGCGCCAGCCGCGCCGCAGAGCGTAAGGCCGTAGACGACGCGCGCCGCACCGCGGCGGCAGAGGCCAGGATGCCAGACATTACATCCCGCATATTCGGTGGCCTCACCGGCACGATAATCGAGGCGCTTCCGGGTGCCGGCGGCGAGGCGGCCCCGCTTGCCGCGCGCCGCGTGCCAAGCCGAGAAGGGGCGAGAGAGGCGCTTGGGATGCTCATCGGCACCCCGGCTGGCCGAGACGTGGCCCAGATGTCGCCCGGCCTTGCCGAGTTTGCCAAGGAGGGCGCCCTCGGGCGCACGGTTGGCGGGTCTGTCTACGATCCCCTGACGGGCAGGTTTACGAGGCCGCCAGAGGCGCAGGTCCAGACGCTGACCCCGCAGGAGGTGGCACGCCTTGGCCTGCCGCGCGGGACGCTGGTGCAGCGCGATCCAGGCGGCGAGCTCAAGATTCTGCGCGAGCCGCCGCGGATGGGGGCGGGTGCTGGTGCGCCGGGGGCGGCGGTAGGCGGTGGCGCAGGCGCGCCCGGCGCTCCCCCTGCTGTAAAATTGAGCGCGGACGATCGGAAGGCTATCAGGGAAATGCGCGGCGTCATCCAGGCATCTTCGGACAGCATTTCTGGGCTCGAGCGCGCCTTGGAGTTGAGTCCGCAGGCTTACGAAGGTGTTGGGGCCGCCGCAAGAGCAGCGGCAAGTTCCGCGCTTCCCGGTTCGCAGGCCGACGCAGAGGCCACCATCGAGTTCGACCTCATCCTCAAACAGCAGGTGCTCCCGCAGCTCAAAACTACCTTCGGCGCGTCGCCGACCGAAGGCGAGCGAAAAATCCTGCTTGAGTTGCAGGGTTCGGCGTCGCTGCCGCGTTCCGTGCGAGAGCGTCTCTTAAGGCGCGCCATCGACGTGGCACGCGCCAAGATGGCCGCTAATGAGGAAGATGTGAATTCCATATTGAGCGGCACTTACTACCTGCCTCCCTCAACACCGGCGGCGGCTACCCCGGCCGCCGCGCCACCCGTCTCTGCCCCGCAGGCGGATTTTGTGTTCCAGAACGGGCGCCTCGTGCCCGTCAAGAAGTAAGGAAAAAGCCATGCCCACCGTATACGTCGAAGGCCTCGGGAACATCTCTTTCCCAGACTCCATGTCGCCACAGGAGATCGAGGCGGAAGTGAGCCGCATCGTCAAGCAGCGGGCTGCTCCGGCGGCCCCTGCTGCCCCCGAAATGGGCGGCCTTGAGGCCTTTGGCCGCGGCGCGCTCCAGTCCGTAAAGGACATCGGCTACGGCTTGCGGCAGGTTGGCGCAGAGGCCGGCAGCGCCGTCGGGCTCGTGGAGCCATCAACCGTGCAGCGGCTGCGCCAAGAGGAAGAGCGTCGGCGCGCCGAGAACGCGCCGTTTATGGAAAGCGGAGCCGGAAAGGCAGGCTACATCGCCGGCTCCATCGGATCGCTTCTGGTGCCAGGCGCGGCGCTCGCGCGTGTTCCCGGCATGGTCGGCACAGGCGCGCGCGCGATCACCGCTCCGACGACCTTCCGAGCCGCTGCCACAGGCGGCGGACTGCTCGGCGCTGCGCAGCCGGTGGCCGAGGAGGAAAGCCGGGCCGCGGGCGCAATCATGGGCGCCCTGGGCGGCACCGTTGGACAGGCCGTCGGGCGCGGCGTCTCGCGCATCGCGCAGCCCGTGACCAGCGCCGCCACGCCGCAGGTGGAGCGTGCCGTGCAGCGGCTTGAGCAGGCGGGAATACCGGCGGACATCGCCGAGCGCACCGGCTCCGAGAACCTGCGCGCCGTTCGGCGCTTCTTGACCGACAACCCAATCTCGGCCAGCGTGATGAAGAGGGGAGCCGAGAGAACCCAGAGCGCCTTCAACACGGCCGCCCTGCGACTCATCGGCGAGCAAGGCGAGGCGGCGCTGCCCGAGGTGCTGGCGCGCGCCGACGATCGCATCGGCGAAGTCATGGACGAGATTGCGCAGAACAACCGCATCAAGGTCGACGACCGGATGGTGTCAGAGCTTGCGGCGCTTGAGGAGGCCGCGAGCATGACGCTCGAGCCAGAGAAAATCGTGCCGCTGCGCAACCAGCTCAACAACATCCTCTCCAAAGTGGGCGACGACGATAGTATCTCTGGCGATGCCTACCAGCGCATCCGCACCATCGCCGCCGACATGGGCCGCAACCCCGCGCTCGCCACCGTGGCGCAACAGCTCCGCGAGACCATCGACTCGGCCCTCGAGCGCAGCGCCGGCCCGGACGCCGCTGCCGCCATCAGACAGGCCCGCAGGCAGTACCGCAACCTCAAGCTCTTGGAGCCGGCGGTGGCGGCCAACGCGACCGGCAACATCTCGCCGGCGGCGCTGGCATCCTCCACGGGCACCGCGCGGCAGCGCGGCGCGGCGCTCTACGATCGCGGCGACGCAGACATGGCGCGCCTCGCGCGTGACATGAGGACGATGGCCGAGACGATGCCGCAGTCTGGAACCGTGCCGCGCGCCGGCATCCAGGCGGTAGGGGCGGCGATTCCGGCGGCTGGCGCCCTTGGCTACAACCTATACACCGGACAAGAGCCAGCCGAGAATGTACTCGGCCTCGGAGCCCTCGGCGCGGCCGCGATGTTCGCCCCACGCGGAGCGGCGCGGCTCTACCAGAGCCCGGCTATCCAACAGTACCTGATGCGTGGTATACAGTCGCCGCTCGCCAGGCGTGCAATGATGTCGCGTGGCACCCGAGGGATCGCAACCTATGCCCCAGCAGCAGGACTCCTCTCGTCGGAAGACTGACCGCCACGCCCGGCTGCAGATCCCGCGTCGGTTCCAGCTGCACGGCCACGAGGTCACGGTGCGGATCATCCCGCGCACCCGGTGGCCGCACTCGATGGATACCGTCGGGATGTACGACCCGACCCGTCACCGCATCGACCTGCGGGGCGATCTGGGCGACACCGAGCTCCAGCAGGCCTTCTGCCACGAGTGGACGCACGCCCTGCTGTGCGAGATGAACCACCCGCTCAATGACGACGAGGTGTTCGTGGACAACCTGGCGTCCTTGTTGCACCAGTCCAGCAGTACATTTTCCACGACTAAAAAATGACCCCCAGGCGGCACCTAATCATCCCAGACGCCCAGATTAGGCCGGGCGCCAACACAGAGCACGTCGACTGGGCGGCTCGAGCAATCGTCGAGTACCAGCCGGATGTCATCGTCTGCATCGGCGACTGGTGGGACTTCCCGTCTCTAAACTCGCACAACGAACCCGGCTCCGAGGAGCTCGAGGGCACCCGGTACCAGGAGGATGTCGAGGCCGGCAACGAGGCATTCCGGCGCCTGTGCGCGCCCATGCAGGCCGAGATTGACCGGCGCATCCGGGGCAAGCGCAAGTATTGGACGCCGCGTAAGGTGTTCGTGCCCGGCAACCACGAGGCCCGCGCCGACCGTGTGGCAAAGCGCGAGCCGAAGTGGCAGGGCACCATCGGCTCGCACAACTGCCAGACGCTCGACTGGGAGCGCCCGAAGTTCCTCGAGATCGTCGAGATAGACGGCATCAAGTATTGCCACTACTTCCCTAACCCGTTCTCGGGTCGCCCCATCGGCGGCACCATCACGAGCCGCCTCGGGCATATCGGGTCGAGTTTCGTGCAGGGCCACCAGCAGGGGTTCCTGTACGGGTCGAAGCAGTACCCCGACCATGTGAAGCACGGCCTCGTCTGCGGCCGCTTCTACATCGACCACGAGGGCTACCGCCCGGACGATGTGCAACGGTCTGAGTGGTCCGGCATCGTCGTGCTGAACGAGGTGCGCAGCGGAAACTACGACCTGATGCCGCTCTCGATGGACTACCTACGCCGCAAGTTCGGCTGACCGCTGCGCGGCTTAGGCTAGCGCTCCCTCGGGTCCACGCCGGCGAGCATTGAGGCGTACCAGAGCATCTTCTTGGCGTCCTGCTCCACGGAATCCTTCAGCCCCAGGCGCCAGTTATATTTTGCCACTTGCCCGCGCAGGTACCCGCGAAACTCCGTCGGCGAGAGCTGCGCCTCGATGGCGTCGATGCACTCGATCTCGCCGGCCCTGTAGTGTGCCGGGTTAATGGGGTCGCTCATGTCATCACCTCCACAAGAAGCGCGCAGAACAGCAGGATGCCGATCGCCGCGATGATCGCGTCGCGCAGCAGGCGGAAGAAGGCGTCAAAGTCAGGCGGTTTTTCCATCCGTACTCTCCTGTTGTTTTGGCCCAGAACACTCGCCCGCCCACATCCGGGCGCAGCGGCCATCCACCATGCAGTCGGGGTAGCCGCAGCCGGCACGCTGCCCACGCAGCCGCTCAAGCTCGGCGGCGTACGCCGCGCACCGCTCCATCAGCTCTTTCACCTTCGCCCGATACTCGGACTCCGAGTGCGCGCGCGCGAGCCATTCCCTGTCCCAGTCGTCGAGTTCGATGGTCACTCTGAATCCTCCGCGCTGTGCCACTCATTCTGCCGGCGCAGAAACTTGGGCCACTCTAGCGCCGTCGT